TCATCACCCGATACTCTAGGTGTAGTATATCCTTTATGGTCTGCAAGTAGTGTTACTGAAGATGCCATTCTTAGTCACCTCAGGCACTCTTTAAGTTAGTTATCTTACCTTGACCTTTAAAGAAAGAACAACATGTTTCTGCAATTGTTCTATACAAACCTAAGTTTCCAAGTTTACCAACACCGAATGGGTTTCCATTTGAAATACCATCCTCGAAGTATTCTGTAGGCTTCATAACTGATAGCCATAGATGGTCTGTATCTAAGACAAAGATATCACTTAATCCATTTGTTACACCGGCAGCAGTTGTTGAACCCATATCCTTACAAGGGATAATTGGTATATCATAGTATGTTGCAACTCTGAAACCAACTTCAGCACCTTTAACTCCACGAACACCGTTATGTGTAGGAACTACTTCTTTCCTATCCATAAATCTCTCTTGGCTTTGTAGCAAGTCAGAGATATGTTGTATAGTATCGTATCCTGTTAAGATAACTTTAGGGTTTCCACCATTTTGACGGATTCTACGAATCATGTCATTTAGTATTGTTAAAGTTAATACTCTAGTAGAACCTGCTGCATAACTTGCACCGAAGTCAACTTCAGCATCCAAGAAATCAGATACAACTGTAATAGTTTCAGTACTAACTGTAACTCCTCTATCTTGTCCATAGATTCTTACTAATGTATCTTCAAGGGCTTCATTAGTACCACCTGCACCTAAGTCAGTTAAATCATCAGTGTACATTTGACCAATTTCTTCAGCACTTGCTACAACCTTATACAAAGATGTATAGTTGTTAACAATATCTCCTGTTCCTGTTTCTGAATATACTTCAAGAGGTGTTAATAACATCTTGTTCTGTACTTCAGCGTGGTGTTTACCCATATCCTCACGGATTATAGCACGTATATCACCAACACCATCATCAATAGCAGCAAGTTCCATTGCAAGTTCAGAGAACTCGAATTTGTGTGCTATTGTTTTAGGGCTTACATTCAGTTTTGTGTATTCAGGGGCTAATGCAGTAATATTACTTAGAGACTCATTTTCTGCAACTCCACCAATTACTGATGCTTTAGGTGCAGCACTTCCTGCGTTTCCACTACCAAGTGCGAAAGCAGAACCACTACCACCTTGAGGTCGGCTCTTTAGAACTCTCCAACCACTTGAGGTATATGGCCTCTTAGCAATCATTGACAAAGCATTAACCTCTTGGTTAAGCATTGACCATACTTTCTGTCCGTAAAGAACATTGTATAAATCCGTTAGTCCTGATGCACCACTAAAAGCAGGTTGTAAATCGTGTCCTACTCCTCCTAATCCACCAACGACTCCGGCAGCCTTCAACAAAGCATTACCATTACCGCCTCTTAAGCCGTATGATGCCGCTTCTAAATCTTTCATTGTTTTTATATATCCACTCATTTTTTATCACTCCTTAATTATATTTCCTCGCTATATCAGCAATCTCATTCCATGATAGGTTACTTACATCACTAGGAATTTCTACAGATTGCGATTTAACAATCTCATCATTTTGTGCAGTTAAAGATTTGCGTAGTTCTGCAAATTCTTCTTTCAAAGCAATTACATCAGAACGAGCATCATATGCTGCTGCTTCTGCACTTGCTTTCTTAACTTCTAATTCTTCAGCAAGTCTTGTTTCAAATTGCTTGCTTAGAGAATCGTATGCAATCTTTTCCATTCTTTCTGCTTTGAATGCTTCGTATGCTTTTTCAACATTTTCTGCACTCAAGTTAAGAGTTGAGAAATCAGCATCTTCTAGACCTTTAACAACATCTAATGCAGCAGGAGTTGCAGTTGGGTTTCCACCACTTACTACTTCTTCTCCGGCTTCGTAGTCTCTTGTTGAATCTTCATCAAGAGCCTTCTCTTCCATATCCATGTCGTCATCATCCATGTCCTTGTCATCTGTATCCATCATTTCTTTATCAGAATCCATGTATTCCATATCGCCCTTTGTTTCAAGGGTGGCATCTGTCGTATTATCTTCAGTTTTTTCGACAATTGAAGAGTTAACTTGTTTCATCAAGTCATTCAACTCCTCAAGTGCTTTTTCCAGTTTTTCACTCATTTTATTACCTCCAACATCTTGTTTTAAAATGTCGAATTTCGCTTCGGGGTTTATCCCCTTTTCACAAATGGTTACTTCATGAAGTTCTAACTTTTCTATTTCGTTATACTCTCCATATTCATCATTTGTCTTCTGTTTCTTAGATATTGCTTGTCCACCAATACTAAAGGAACGAAGAGTTCCTTTCCTAATACCTCTTGAAATTTCTTTTGCCTTTTCTATATCATCTCTTAATTTAATAACAACATAAAAACCAACATCATCTACACCTGTCTTATGTAGTATACCATTACTATCTCGATATTTTTCTACAACTTCTCCAACCTGTACATTAGAATGGTTTGACATTACATTTCTGTATTTTGTTTCTTTCATATATTTTTGAACGGCTTCATCTAATGCCTTAAGTGTAATTAAATCATTTTGTTTGTCTACAATTTCTATAGAAGCATATCCACCAATGACTAAATCATCAGACTTTAGAATACTAAATTCGTGATTACTATCTGCCTTCATTAAAAGGGATTCTGCCATAAGCACAAAACAAGCACCTTCAACTTTTACTATATAAGTTAGTCGCCACTTTTAGGAGGAAATTGTAATTTTGCATACTTATCTTCTCTTATATCCCATAAATTTTCATTGTCTTTATTGTCTAACATTTCTTGCTTTTTTCCTGTCCATGCTATCCAAGTATTTTTCTCATTTAATGGTACAACTCTAAGATGCATTCTTGTATCAAATTTATCTCCTTCTAATTTGTATTCGTGATAACCATCTTTTTGAACACCTAAAATTAATTTACCACTATCTAATAAATCATCTTCATCAACTTGTTGTGCTACTACAGCAGGAAACTTACCTGACTTACCAAACAAATTGTATACATCTTCAGCATCTTCTATGTCAATAGTCCATGCTAATTTCTCATCTTCGATTAATATAACAAAATCTAAATTGCCATCTTCACGTTGGTATATTTTAAAACTCGCTTCTTTTACTTTTTTTTGTAAGTCATCAATATCTTTTTCTAAAATATCTTCTCTTGCTTGAAATTTATTAGGATGTATATATCGTATATCATCTTGTTTTTTCATCCAAGACATTAATTTTTCTTCTCTACCATCAAATAATTCTTCATACTGTTCTTTATAATTTTTAACAACAAAATCTAATATTTTATCAAAAGGTTTTGGGCTATCACCATACTCTATAATATCATTACGAATAGCAACTCGTAATTCAGACCTTTTCGTTTTCAAAATTGATGTAAGTTGTTCTTTCCATAAATCTATGTTGTATAGTGCATTTTTCTGCATAAGAGAATCACCTTCAAATCCATAAATAGTGAATCCATCAATATCTTCTTTTAATATAATTTCAGCAGTTCCATGTATATCATCAGTAATATAATATGATTTCTTTATTCCGGCCTTTTTCTTTTTCTTTTTACCATTTGTTACTGCATCAGAAAGTCCGCTACTTACTCTAAATAATCCACCTAATGTTCTACCTGCCACAAACTCTACAAAATCAGATAAAGATTTTTTAGTTTTACCTGCAAGTTGTTCTAATGTAATAATATTATCAGACTCATTTACTTCCGGTAATTCAATTACTTTAGCAGAATATAGACTAAATCCGTCCTTAGTTTTCTTTACTTCATCAACTTTGACTCTAATAATATCTCCTATTTTTACACTTTGTTTTGTATTTAGTGCTTTACCTACAGGCACATATGCTTTATCTTCTAATTCTACTGTTTTGTATTTTCTAGCAACTTCAGCAGTTACAGGCCCAATTCCCATAGTATAACTATGTAAATTACTTTTAGTCTTTTTATCATCTAATACTATTACATCTAAATCAATAAATTTTTTCCACTTGACCCACTTTGGGTTTTTCTTTTTCCCTATTAAATAAGTAGATTCAATATCTTTGATTACGACACCTTCAGAGTTAGGTAACATCATAATATCTTTAGCATAGGATTCTATTTCCTTTAGAGAATCTGCTATACGAGTATCTTTTTTAGAAGGGAATGCTAAATTTTCAGTGGAGTGTTGACTGTATTGATAAAATAACATATTAATTCTTTCACGCAAAGGCTCATCAGCAACCATCTTACCTTCATGTTTCATAATATCAAAAACATGAGCAGCCAATCTACCTTTTGTTTCTTTTTTGAAAACATGTGAAATTGTATCTGCTCTGTGTAATGGTTCATCATTTAAAAATAAAGTTAATTCAGCATCTAAAATACAATCTCCGAAATTCTTCTTTTTCATTTCTTTAACCTGTTGAGGACATTTATCAGTTATATCTTTTTTATTATAGGAATAAATAGTTACAATATCATCTGTTTTATGAATTTGTATTCTCATACCATCATATTTTTCTTGTACAACCCACTCACCACTAAAGCCCTTTAGTTCTTTCATATCATCTATTTCAAAAATTCTATACATTGGTTTGTTAGGAATTAAAAAATCAATTTCTGCTTTTTCTTCTTCACTTTTTTCCGCCTTTGTAATGTTTAATTCTTGTAAATTTTCCCACTTAGATTCAGGATATATTTCTTTGTACATTTCTTCTAGTTTTTTCATTCCTGCTTTTACTTTACCTTTTATTCTAGAATTGTTAGTATTTTCTTGACCATAATGTTCTATCACAAACAAAGGAATATCTTGAACTTTTAAATCTAAACCCATAACTCCTCTTGTAACTAAATCAGGTTTCATTTCAAATTGTTCCCACAATTTTTCCGGTAGTGCATTTGAATGACTTCTCATAGCATAATGTAAAAATGCAAGTAAAACTTCTTCTTTTTCTATAAAGGTTTCAATAACTTTATTATTGAATTGTTTAACAAACGGGTCTGTTATTTCATCTGATTTAAATCTCATATCTTTTATAGATTCAAATAATTTACGTGCTTCATCAGATGTTGCATCCATAACATCATTATCAAATAAAACATCTTCATCTATAAATTCTTTAAGTTCTGTTGCAAAACTGCTGATGTTATCAAAATCTTCTTTCATCATTCTTATGATTTTTTTCCATTCAGATGTATATTCAGAAGGGTCTTCTCTTGCAGAAAGATAAGCATACCTAGCACGTTCAAAGAAATCTAAAATCCGTTGTGTCAAAGAATCTTTTTCTTTTTCAAAGGCTAAACCTGTTTGAGCCATATCTAACTCCTCAAATTCTATTTTCTTTTAAGAAAGTTAAAATTGATTTTGATAGGTTTTCATATTCGTCTGCAAATGCATTATCATAAGGTAGGTCATTAGCCATAGTTTCTAATGTTTCATATGTTTGTTTTATAACATCTGATTTTTTGTCAGATTTTAATATAGAACTAGAATCTTTTATTGTCATTTCTTGTAAAGCCAGTAGACCTTTGAGAACAACAGACTTGTATATTTCTGAATCAATATCTTCTATAGACGATTTTAATCTATCTCTTTCGGATAATAGTCTTCTATATCCCTGATTTGATTTACCATCCTTCATAGAATCATAAGATTCCATTTCTTCTTCAACATTATCTAGTCTTTCTTGAAGTCTCTTTTTCCTAGAAGCAGTATCTTTTTCCTCTTCTTCATCTAAAAATGGATTATCTTCTTTAATCATTTCTTTGTTTGCATCTTTAGGCATATCTATTTTTTCTTCTTTAGGATTTTTTGGAGGTCTTTTTACCTTTACTTCTTCACCTTCAGAATCATGAAGCCTAGCAAATTGACTATCTTCTAAAACTGCTTTTGCTTTTTCTATGGCTTCTTGTATTAATTCTAACTGATTCATTTTATCCCTCTATTGTTTCCATTATACTGTGAATATCTGCCCAATCCATCTTTGCTATTTTATCTCCACTCATTTGGTTTGAACCGCTATTCATTGCAGGTTTAGGACTGTCTACTACAACTAATCCTGATTTCATTAATAGATTATCTTTATTGTAAACTGCTTCTTCAAGTGTTTTTACCTTACTTACTAATTCTTTTAATAACATCAGCATTTCATTATTTTCATCACTCATGCTTGTTCCTCCCTATATTCTTTAACTTTCTCTTGTATCCTTTCTTTTAAAAATGCTTTCCAATTCATGCTATCTATCTCTTGCTTTCTTATTACGTTCTAATATTCTTGCTAACAGTTCTTTTTCATTATCTTTAGTTCTTTTAGCGGCTTCTTCATCTTGTCCTGTAGAAGTTGTTGTTGTAACTCTATCCATTGGGTCAGATTTTTCTGTTCCGCAATGAGCCTTAAGACTTTCAAACCAATCCATTTTACCAAATTCTCCTAGTGTAGTTTGACGTTGTTCTTGTGGTTGTTGTGGTTGTTGTGGTTGTTGTGGAGGTGGAGTATTAAATTGGTCTAATGTTGTTTGTTGAGGTTGTTTTTTTGCTTGTAGGTTTGCTTTTGCTTCCTGTACTACTTTATCAAACGGAGCACCTACTTCTTTAGGATTAGAAGATATTATTTGTTTATATTTGTCTCTTATACCAAAGGCTCTACTAAAAAACAACCTTAAGTCGTTAATATGGGTAAGAAATAGTTTCTCCATTTCAGCAGCATCATTCAAAGCATCATCATAATATCCTGCTCGAATCATAGCAAGATATTGTCGTCTATCATTGGGAATGACTTGGGGTTGTATTGCTCCATAACCTATTACTATTGCCTCCTTTAACGAATTTTTTGCACCACCTTCATCCCAAATATCTTTTCCTGAAGGATTACGTGAAAGGGTTTCCATAGCACTTATTAAATCCTTAATATTTTGAGCATTATTAATAGACTGTTGAAATGTAGATTTAACTTCTTCATTAGAATTTTGCTCATCCTTTCTACCAAATGGTAATCTTATTTTAATTATATCTTGCCAACTCATTCTAAATCACCTAATAAACCTGCTTCATCAAAAACTAAATGTGCAAAAGGAAATCTATTTCGTAAGTTGCTAACATCACCATTACTAACTGCACTGATAAGTGCTTCTAATGCTTGGTTTTGGTCGGGAGTACCATACTTCTCATAATGTTGAGTTTGAAACATATCTAGGTCTTCAACAATTTTCTTATTTTCATTTCCTCTTTTTGGAGTTGTATCCTCATCCTCATCCTCATAAGGGTCAACTTTGATTATTTTAAACCAACTCATTCTAAATCACCTTTCTTCTTTGGATAAACTACTGTTCTTAATTGATTGTAAAGAGTCTCGTAACCCTTCCTTAGTTTAGATGCGGTGGCTACCAAGTCTAAGTTACTTTCGTCATATTTCTCTAATTTCTTTCTTAATACCTTATCAGACTTTACTAAATCTAATGACTTCATTTCTGAAATCAAATCAGTTAATTTAGTTACTTCTTGACCCATAAACTCTGTTGGTTCAGCAGCCTGTAATAGTTTTTTGATTCTCTTTTTTTGTTTAGGTTCTAACTTAGCAACAAGACCCCTATCTTCCTTTACTAATTCAAACCAATCCATTTAATCATCCAACCTTTTTCTTACGTTTGTTTTCTCTAGATAATTCTCTCCCGCTTGTTCAAGTTCAGGAAAGTCTCTCTCTAAATCAATGTCTCTAGGTTCATCTATATCTATTAAAGGTTCTTCTATTTGAGGTATATCTCTATAGTCACCTCTAAGTTTTAAAACTGCAATAATAAATTCAGCAACATCAAGATATTTTTCTACAGAATCTAAATCACTTTGAAGTGGTTTTTTAATATGAGATTCTAACTTATCTTGTAGTTCAATAGTTTCCATTGCAATTTCCATCAAAGCACTTTCTAACTTACTATAGTTACTACGGAATAATAATTTCTCATCTTCTTGAGTATATTCATCTGCATTTTTAACTACTAATGTCATAAGTTCCTCTATTAATGGTTCATAATTATCTAGTTCAAAATGTTCTAATAACGATTCTCTAGTACCAACTACATCTCTACTAGTTAACTCACCAAAGCCTAAACCTTCTTGTAATTCTGTAAATAATTCTTTACTGTTTTTAGTTCCATATTTTTTATATGCAATTTTACCATCTAATAACCAATCTTCTTTTTTATTATCCCATTTAGCCATTTTGTTTTCTAACAAAATATCATGTAAATATGTTATAGGTCTTCCTTCTAAAAAGAAATCTTGTATTTTATTCATATCTTTTTGTGCCTTAGTATTTTTGAGATTTTGTATATCTACATCTTGTTCTCTAAATCCTGATGCAGCAATTGATTCAAAGGCTCTTGTTAAGAGTTTAGATAAACCCTTTACTTTTCTTTCAGCAGATGATACTTTTTTCTTTTTACTTCCTATTTTTATATCTTGACCAAGCAAAGCCAATCTGTATAGTGTATCTTTTATTTTATCAAATTCATTTATATCATCTTCAGTTAGAGTTTTGGTATCTCTTAATTTTAAATTACTAGCAAATTCTCTTATCATTCTTGGAAACATTACCTTAGATTCATTCATATCTGTAAATTTATAAGATAATGGATTAGTAATTCCTTCTGTGCCTTTTATATCTAATACTGCATCCATAACAGTTTTATATCCTGATAAAACGTTATTTATTTTTACATTTAATTTGTCTCTTTCTGATTTTAGTCCTTTATAACGGTTTAGTGACCCTTTTACTCTTAGCCTTCCTTCGTTAATATTACCATCTTTATCTTCAAAAGATTTCAATTTTTCTTCAACAGTTTCTAGTCGTTCCTGAAGTTTTTTTCTTTTGCTAATATCGTATTTTTCCTTTTCAAAATAATCATATGCATCATTAATTTCTTTTTCTGATACTCTGAGTTTTTTTGCCTCTTCATATAAAATAGGGTCGATTTCTCTCGCCTTTAATATATACATGAAACTCATACTCTCACCTTAAAATGGTATATTTTCACTTTGTTTTTTTCTCTTCTTTGGTAAGAGTATTGCATTTGGTACTTCAGCACTATTAGGTGCAGGTCTGTGATTTTCAGTAGGTCTAGCGACACCAACAGTAAAATCTCTATTTTTTTCTATCCTTGCATCTGCTATACTTTTCTCACGTATTCTTGCTTCCTTTAGTTCTCTTTCCAATTGTCTTACACCTTTATCTTCGTTCATTTTTTTTCCTCCCTTATTTGTTTGAAGTCTTTTTCATCAATGTCTCCATCATCGTCTTTATCTAATTTTTTTTGATTACCTACTAATTTTTTAGTCAAATTTTCTTGCTCTTGTTGTAATCTTTGTTGTTCAGCCATTAACCTTTTTTGTTCTTCTAGGTCTTTCTTTTGTTGTTCTACTCTTTGTTTTAGTTTATCTTTAGCAAAATTCCCTGCTGCCCCAATAGCCGCTTGACCCATTGGAGTTCTAGCAGCAGCCAAACCTGCCCTTCCTGCCATTTGTAATGCAGGTAAAATCTTCTCTACTTCTTCTGTTTTTAATGTATTAAACCATTCATCTTTTTCTACCATACAATCACTACTCTGTTCTTCTATCTACATTTCTATTTCCTGCTTCAGCAGGGAGTCCACTAAATCTCTTATCAGGCCCGACACTATTACGAGCCTTATTCTTTGTGGGGTTTGGATTCATTTGTGGTGTTGGTGTTCCCATACCTGCTTCCATCATTTGACCCATTTGACTAGCATCAATATTAGTTCCTGCATAAGGGTCTGTTTCAACCATTTCTTCTTCAACTGGCCCTTGTTCTTGAGGAGGTGGAGGAGGTTTAACAAAAGTAAATCTACCCTCATCATCCATATTTACTTCAAATCCTAAGTTCTTAATTGATGCAGCAACATTTACTTCTATCTCTCTTTTTCGTAATTTAGCAATTTCATCTTCTTCTTCAGAAGGAGGTAATCTTAATTCCCAATCTGTTATACCAAATTCTTTAGTAACAAATGGGAAAACATAATTATTCCAAATTGTTTGAGCCATTTCTACTGCACGATTAGTAACAAGTATTTGCATACCTTCATTGTTTAATCCTCCACTTGCAGAATTATCAGACATGAAAATTTTACTAACTCCATAAAAAGCAGATATTCTGTCACGTAAATCTTCTTTCACTTGTATGTAATCCATCTCTTTGAGACTGTCCATGAACTTAACCCACTCAATAGACCCCTTTCCATTTTCAGATTCAATCCCCATAACAGGAATAAAGTGTGGGTCTGTTTCCATTTTTTCTTTTACGCTTCTCCAAAAAGATTTCATAGAATCCATGTTTCTAGTTTGTACTGCTAACAAACCTTTTGGCATTCTAGCCTTTGTGTAAGAAGAATTTACATAATTTTCCATTGCAGTTAAAGTAGTAACTTGATTCCACAATGTAATTATTGGAGACATACCATATAATCTAGAAGGTGAATATTTACTAAAATGTAAAACTTCTCCTTTAACAAAATATTGTTCTTCACCATTTACTCTGTTTACATAATGTACAGGATGTAACTCAGAACCACATTGTTCACAAGTTTCACTAGGATTTTGTGCTAACATATTTCTATGCTTTAAACATGTATATCCATCAATACCTCTTTCTCCTAATTCATTAGCATAAATGTGCATAGTTACAGGGTCTCCACGATAAATCTCTTTGATTCTATGCATACGAATATCTCCATTATTATCCATAAAATATTCTTTAACCATAACAAGATAAGCATCATCCATGATATTTAGGTCATCTTCCATTTCTTTTAAGACATCAATAAACATCTGTTCTGCTTTATTTACATAGCCTCCTAAAAGGTCTTTAGCATACGCCAATTGATTTTCATCTGCTTTTGCCAAATCTGTAGAACCACAATTGCTACATTTAGAAACAGGACTTTTATGTTCCTTTCCACAACTATTACATTTTCTTAAAAATACTTCTTGCCATGTATATCCTCTTCTAAACACTTCTTGTTTTAATTGAGTAGTACATGTTCTTACAATAGTAGAATTCGTAGCAAGTTGATAAATAATTGGTGATGTCAATAAATATGATGAATTTTTTTCTTGAATTCCCATATTATATATTTGTCTATCTGCGGGTTTAGGAGTAGTTCTCCTAAATAAATTTCTAATACTAAAAGTACGTTGTTCTTCTACCATGTGTTCAGTTCTCCTTGTGTATGTTTTCGTAGTCTAATTTATCCATCAAAGTCATTTTACAATTATCGTGCAATTTTGCTACAGTTGTTGGGTCTATTCCATATTGAGAAAAATCATAACCTACGTGGTCTTTATGGTTTTCATATTTCATTAGTTGAAATAATTCTTCCTTTCTTTGTGAGTACCAATCTTCTTTTTTGTATGACTTTTTCATTCGGATTAATTCTAATAAAATATCTGCATTTGCTCCTTTCATTCTAAAGTGTGGTCTACATTTTGTAAGGATTTTTACAACATCATCTCCCGAATAAAAGTTTAATCTATTTACTGGCCTTGTTGCTTGTGGAGATTTTTGGTCTAGGTGTAATCTACCACAACCTAATGACTTATGCATTTCCATCATAAATGCCTTGCCTCTTTCTCCGGTTGCTATTAATCCAACTCTAGGATTGTAGTTTTTGTCCATAGTAATATATCCATCTGAATCAATAAAGGCAGCAGTATATGCATAAATATCTTTTTTAATATCATCATGAATTTTATAGAATGCCCCATTGACATTAGTAATATTCATACTGTTAGCCATTTTTGATATAATTGATGGAGAAGTTTTTCTGAATAAATTAGATGGTAATCTTTCGTGTATCTGTCTTGATGATATACCATTATCTTCACAAACCGCTTTCAAAATCTCTTGTTTGATAACATCTTTAGGGCTAACTCCTAACATATAATCTTTCAAGGTTTTCTTAAAGGCTTTTTTAGTATTTACCATTTCTTTAGATAATTGTGCATATGATTTGTTAAATGGTAAACCCTGTCTATCTAATTTTGCTTCCCAATATTTACATAAATTATCTATCATATCTCTTCGTGTATCTTCATCTGTAACATATGATAATTTAATTAGTGTATCTTCATTACAAGTCATGTCTTTAACAAGAGGTTTGTATTTACTTATCCAGTAAGCATTTTCTATTGTATTGTCTAAATGTTCTGCATATGCCTTAATTAAATTATCAATAGAATTAGTGATGGCTATTTTTTCTTCACCCTTCAATGTTCTTCTATATTTTCTAAGTTGTTTAATTAAAGATGGTACATCATTATCTTCTACTTGTAATTTTTTTACATTAGTAGAAAGTTCTTTTCTAGCCTTTGACAATGATAATTGATACTCTGCGGCAAACCTTTTTTCCACATCAAAATGACTAGAAACTCGTTGTTCTTTTAACCAATTTTTTTTCATTTGGTCAGTTATTTCTTTTTGTCTATCAACCAACTCTTGTTCTTGGTCAGCAAGGTCTGCTGCTTCACGAAGTCTGTTACCTTTTTCACTCATTCAGACACACCTCAAAGATTCAACCCTGTCACTCCACTTGCCATCAAGTTAACAGGCTTTTGGGTCGAATTGAATATATCCATGTCATCAAGTAAGATAAATGTTTCATTGGCTGACTGACTTGCAGCATTGGCTAATGCCAAACTCATAACTAAATCGTCATGTGCTCCAACCCCTTCAAATCTACCTGATTCAGTAATACTAAACATTGACAATTCTTCTATTAACATATTAGTAATTTTTTTACTATTTGTATCTCCATATGGGAAATGTAACTTCTGATTTTCTATATTCATTTGTAAATTTAAAATAATTTCTTGTTTCTTTCTTCTAGTAGTATTAAAGTCATGTACATTTAAATCAGAAACATTTCTAAGTTCTTGTGTAAATGCTTTAGCGAATGTATTTGTTTCGTAGAATATTTTATCCGGTTGGAATATTTTCCCAACGATACGAATCTTTTCTATATTTTCTCTGAACTCTACGTTTTTTGCTCTATCAATATGTACTATTGTTTTATTTTGATTTTCATCTACTTCTAAAACTGTAATAACATTATAGTCACCATCAGTAGATATAGCAGGGTCAACTCCTACATAGTATCTATACCCCTTTTCTCTTCTATTTCCTAATTTTAAAATATAATCTTTATTTTTACATTTTTCTATGTAGTCAGGATTAAACAATGCTGTACCTGTAGAAATTGGAACACATAGATATTCTCTTGTAAATTTCAAAGAACCTATCTCAGCCTTTCTTTGCATCAATGATTCATAATCCCACCTTGCCGGCCAAAGTGGTTCATTTAATGAATTTAGACAAGGATATTTGTTTACAGTATATGCATCATTTTCTTCTAATTGTGCAAAAATATCCGTGTAAGTAAATGGTGTACCAATCATTCTTAACTTAGCGGTATGATGTAAAGTAGGTATCATGTCTCCAAAAAACCAATCTGTAACACGTTGAATAGCAGACAAACTAAACTCTTTCAAAGGGTCGTCAATAATAATTTCCTGTGGATGAAGACCACGAATCTGCGAACCAACGGAACGTTCCAATATTTGATTTCCATTTGTTAATTGTATATTTCCAATAGCCCATCCCCTAGTAGGTTTAAATCTTTTAAGAGCAGGGTGATTAAAATATCTATCAATTTCTCTCATGTGAACAAGAGTCTGCTTTTGATTAGAAGAAATGTAAAGCATTTGATATGGTGGTTCTTGAAATATTAAATTCCATACAACCCAACTATGCATAAATACAGACTTACCATGACCTCTAGAACATATAATTACACTTCTTTGTGTTTTATTCATTAAGTCAAACCATTCTTCTTGGTGTTCTGCAAAATCCCAACCTAAGACATTTTTAAAAAAATAAGGAAAAGAATTTTTAGATAATTCCATGTCCATATCAGACATGAAATCTATACCACTAACTTCCATTTTATCTCCTCTGCATAATATAAAACCAATTTGATATCGGTTTAAAGTATAACTTTCTAATAGGGGCTACTTCATTTGGGATAACGCCTTTAGAATATACTTGTTCTATTACATCTTTTACATCTTGTGGAATATCTTCTTGACCTACAACATTACCATTTTCTATTTCTATGTCCTTAAATCCAACTTTAGAAAATAATCTTTTTCCGGCAGGTTTAGCCATACCCACTATTGGTTTGTCTCCATGTAAATCTATTACCTTGTTACTTACTGCTGAACCTGCACCTCTTGTATCACTTGCATCTAATTTACCTGCATAATCAGAACCGTGACTAACTAGTCCTAACAATAAATATATTCCGTTATGTAAACCAATTCCTTGCACTGCAATAGGTTTACCTTTACTAAAGGATATCCAATATCCACCATTGGTCTTTTCAAACATTGTATCATTTAGAAGTTTATATCTTTCATTTCTTGTTTTATATTGTATACCTTCTTTTGCAAAGATATCCACCACTTCCTTTTCACGAAATGGCCCTTGTATTTCAAACTCTGCCATTAATATCACCTAAAATTAGCCTTTAGATAATATACACTTTCTACAGGAATTCCATGTGTTTTGCTTATATTTTCCATAGAATCTATTTTATTTACTATTTGTTCTATCTCATTAACACTTACATCTATGTGATAGTTTTCTTTTAATATTTCAATAGCACGATTTACGTGAGTATAATTATCTAATTTAGAAGTATTATAATAGACAGGTTTATTCATCATTTTTCTAATTGTATCATGAGCATCTAATATTTTCATTTCGTCTTCTGATTTTACAATCTTCATGTCATCAATGGCACTGAAGAAATTTTTGATGTATGACTTTGTATTTTCATTTTCTGTATACTGTCCTCTATTTTTATTCAGATGAGATTCAATCGCCTCTAATGGGTAAATTTTTTGTGGGTTATACAATTCTTTCCATTCTTCTGTATATCTATTAAATATTTTAACATCGTTTAATTTGTTCTTTTTAAGAAGACCATTCAGGAAAGCACCTAACTCAACTTTAGAATCTTCATCAAAATTACCTCCTAGTTGTCCTAGAATTTCTACAAGTTTTGATTGTAGAGCAATTAATTTTGCTCTTAAATCTATAAAATCTTTATTCGCAGGAGTAGTGATAAATTGTAATGTGTCAGTAATTAATTTCAATTCATCTTCATCTAATAGTAAACCACCATATTCTGCTTCCATTGCTAACAAAGTAAAAAAGGAGTTATCATTTGGTTTTATTTTAGTTAATATTTGCATAAGTTGAGTGTTTGCAAATTCTATTTTATCATCAAAGGGTTTGTATCTACTATTTAGTGGCACAATATAATATTCGATAATGGCTTCCATCATTGCTTCATGTTCATTTGTTATTTCTTCTATTTCTTCTAAGAAATTCTTTCTATCTTGCCTACCAAATGTAGCAGAAATCATTTGCGGAGATGCTTGTGCTTTTGTGCCAGTTTGTTCTACAGTAGTAGGAGAAGCAAGTCTATCTAAGTTTGACCCACTAGATAAAAATTTACTAACTATTTCTAAAAAGTTACCAATATTTTTTATATTTTTAGCCTCATCTATTTTATCATTATCTTGAGTTTGTAATATCCCACTGTCAAAAATTCTTTCAGAAATAGGAAGATAAAATTCTTGCATCCCCACTACTGCTTGTTCGGCTAATCTATCAACATATTTTTCAATATCATCATCTATTTCTACAACAGATTTTATACCTAAAATTTTCATTTGTTTTTTAATTCTATTAATTTCTTTGCTAAATATAGGCCACTCTGCCCACACTGAAGAATCGGTTCTATTTTTATTTTCACCTGCATATACATAATAGAACAACGGGTCTACCTTAGTAGTTTCATGTAGTTTACCTAATTTTCTGCCTAATCTTGATGCTTGTGTATTTTCCTCTTTAGCCTTTGTTGCATCAATTTCTATAAATTCTCTTTTTTCCCCTGTTTCTTTATCTGTCATACTTGTACGAGTAGCAAGTCCACGACCTTCAAGTCCTAAGTCTTCGTCAGAAATATCTGAATCAATTCCTAATTCTTCAATTAGTTTTTCTCTTGTTCTATCAATATCCACATCTGCTCCTTTTTCATCTAAACTATCTAAAAATGTTTCAAACAAAACTTGAACTTTATCTCTACCTTTTACCCAATCTTTCATAGGTTTTCCATCATATTCTATAATATACTTGTAATCATTTTCATTTGAAGACAGTTCTTCTGCAACAGTATTAAACTCATCAATAACCTCTTGTAGTTTTTTATTATCAGTTTTTATTTCTTTCAATCCCCTTGCAAATTCTTCTACAGTTCTTTGAACATCTTCATATTTTGCATCAATGTTTTTCCAATATTTGTAAATTTCTTCTCTTCTTGTTAAATATTTTAAATCTAATTTTCCAATTAACATATCTGCATCTAATTCTACACCCTGAAACATAATACTACTTTCTGTTGTTAATCTACTTTCTATTATATTCAAAAACGGTTCTACTAATCTTCGCATATTTTGAGTAGGAACACTCTCTAAAGTGCGTTGCCATTCTTTTAACTCTCTTTCAGAAAATTTTGATGTAGCCCAACTAACACCTCGACTAGGAGCATTCTCAGCATTATTCAAATTATATCTTGTAGATTTACCCTTCATTTTAAAATTACGAAGAACATCATTAATTAGTTTTGACTCTCCTCTTTCCATACCTTCCTCTTTATCTTGAGTTTCTGCTTCAGAAAGTGTTTCGACTTTTTGTTGACCAAATGCTTCTTTTCCTACCAACTGTGAAATCACATATCGTATCATTTTACTTTTCATTTCATCAGGTCTAATAGCAGCAAAACCTTGATATTTTTCTCGAAAATAATTGTTTAACATCTGTTGTGGTTCACCTTCTAATGCAGATTCTAAAAAAGATTGTTGAAGTACATAACCCTTTTTGGTTTTTCTAAGTAAAACATTTTCGTCTTCTTTAGAACTAGAGGAATTCTCTACTAGGAAATTAAATAACATTTCTTTTGCAAATTGTTTTCTAAGTGTACTAGCAGCAGACCTAATATCTTCTTGTTCAATGTTAGTTTTATTTTCTAGATATTTTTTAAGCCCGACTAGACCTTCTGTCAGTAAAATAGAAAATGCTTCTTGCTTATCTATTTGACTCATATCTTCTATTTTAGTTACCATCTGCTACCCTCGCTTTTACCCAATTATAAGGTTCTATCTTTTTCATACCATGCAGTATACTTTTATCGCCACTACCCATATAGTCTACAATAGTTTTCCTTAATGCATCAAGAAAATAATTTCTTATTTTATCATAATTTGATTGAGATAATGAGTCTCTTAAGTTTGTTTCATTTTCTTTAGACTGTTCTTTACGATATCTTCTCATTAGTTTGGATATACTTGTTTCTCCACCAATAGTTTTTCCTCCTCTTTCGCTTGGAGTTATTGATATTAAATTTATAATTTTTATAACGTTTGATAATGTTACAGATTGATTTAGACCACTCTCTGAAAGAGGATTTTTTGCTAAATTACCATCCTTATCCCTTTTTACTGCTAAAGCCAAATAACTATCAAGAGAATCTTCATTTGTATCTACAGTATCAGTTGAAAAAGTTTTAGGCTCTCCATCTTGACCAAATAATCTGATTAATTTTTTACCATCTTCTTTAGATGCTGCTCTCATTCCTCCACTTCTATTATCTTTCATACGATTTATTTCTTTTTCATATTGTTCATAAAAATCAATTACTTCGTCTTCATCTATATCAGTAAAATATTTTTCTAATATTTTTAATTGTTCTTCATTTAATTTTTTATTCTTTGCAGCCATAAGAGCATCATGGTCTGCTTTAGGAATACTATAATCTATATTTTCTTTCCCACTAACTCTAGAAGAAAATTCATTTTCTAAAGAAAAACTGTTAGGATTATCTTTCATCAATTTTCTAAACTCCTTAATATTACCCTTTGAATCATTCCATAGGTTTTGTATAACTTCAGAAACATTTTCTCCTGTTTTTGGTATAATTTCTGCGTCTTCATCTACAAACAAATTGTTTCTTAACATTTCATATACGGCTTCTTGTTGGCTGCTTTGTTTTACTGTTCCTTTTTTTGGAAACTTAGATGGTTCAAAATTAGGATTTTCCATAATCCATTCTAAAGAAGGATTTACTCTTCTACCTAACATCTTTACAAATTGTTTTGGAACATAAGGAGGTTTCATCATGTTTCCTACATTGTACAACATCTGTAAATATTCTACTAAAAATTCAGGAGTTAATTTACTTTCATCTACTTTAACCTTCAAATCTTCTTCCTCTTGTGGAAGTTTAAATTTTAATTGTGCAGCAAGTTCCGGTTTATCTTTTAGATATTCAGATAATTTATTTTCGTTCTTTTCATCCCATACTTTTAGTCTCGATAATTCTTTAGGTTTACTATTAAAAAATTCCAATGCTTTATCATGATTGCCATCTAATATCATTTGTATATACTTAGAAAAATATGCCTTTTCATCTTTAGGTTGTAAGTCAGAAGGTGTTTGTCCTAAACCTTCTATCAACATTTGAACAAGTTCTTTTTCATCTTCATCTCCGGCTTCTTTCATTTGACGATTTGCTGCTCTTAATATTTGCACCCTATCATATGTGTACCCTTTACTATCTGTACTATTGTCTTTAACACCTTGAATAAGTTGTTCAATACCTGCTTTATTATCTGACAACATTAGAATGTTAATCTGCTTATCCCAATATTTAGCAGGAGGTTTTTCTGCTTTTTCAAAATCTCCTAATGATGTTTGTGATGTACCTTTTGTATTATCTACAGGTTTAGTTTTCTTTGGTTTTCCTTTGAACCATTCTTCTATAGGTCTTGTAGCAACAGTAGCACCTTCAGGGATTAACTCTTTAGGTAACTTAGATTGAGTTGTTTTCTCATCTTCGTTTTTTAGTACAGATTCCCAACTCATTGTAAATCACCTATTGCCGAAAACCAACTCATTTTATACAAATTTCTTTCTCTTATTCTAGTACGATAGAAATCCTTAATATCGTCTTTATAAAATTCCTTTGCATTTTCAAGAGCATTTCTCAAATCACTTATTTTTCTATCAACATCAAACTGTTCATAATTTGTATAATCTATTTTTATTTTATCATGTCCAAGAATTCCTATATCTTTTAAAGCCTTTTCATAGACTTTTCTAAATATCCTACCTTCTTGATTGATTGTACCTAATTGGCCTACTGATGTTAATTTTCTATTTTCTCCTACTCCAAAGGTGTCCACATAGTTAAGATATTCTTGTATAACTTCTTCCTTCTTTCTTTTAAATTCATTCTTCTTGTCTAGTGCTGCCTTAACCTTTTCCGGCGTTTTTTCAATATAGTATCCACCACTATCATCATCATCTTCTTTCAGAACACTAAACCAGTTCATTGTAACTTCTCCTGCATTTTATTTCTAACATCCAACCAAACTTCAGGATGGTTCTGTGCAAGAACTTCTTTTACAATCTGCATCTGATGAACTATAATTGTGTCTTGTCTCTTGTGAACTAACTTACCCTTGAACTCCATAAGATATTTTAGACTCTCACGAATCTCTTTTGCTAACTTAGTTAACGAATCAATATACTTAGGGTCTGTTCCTTCTTCATTAAACAACATATCAATCCTACTTTCAAGTCTAGAAATATTATTACTAAGAGTATCTATTTCATCTACTTCTTTAGTAGCAATTAATTGAGCAGCAGATTCTTGAACTAATGGTTGAAGATGATTTTTCATATGTCTAACAATTTGGTCTTCTGAACAATCAACAATACTAGCCGCACCTGCGGGTGTCATATTACCATCGTGAAGTTGTTCCTCCAATTCGGCACGAATCGGATTAACACACAATTTGCATCTTGGGTTTGATGAATTAGTATAATTGCCCATATGATTTCTTTGATGTCTTGAACTAGTTCCACTAGGCCAATTCATTTGTTGGTCTAACGCATCAGTAGTATAACTCATTGATTCTAAATCTGCTTCAAGTTGACTTCTATCTTCGTGAGTACACAAAGGACATCTCTTTCTAGTAATCACCTAGTCCACCATCCCAACTTTCCCATAGAGCAGGGTCATCCCTTCTATCTTGTTTTTGTAAATCCATTTTCTTTTCTTCGTCTTTGTCTTCGACTTCGTCTTCTCGTCCTGCTAAATATGCACTTGTTAAGCCACGCCCTTCTTTCTGTCTTTTGAACGCTTCAACTCTTTCTTTTTCTGTAAGAAGTCTTGGTTCTACTTTTTCTCCAATTAAAGTTGCTTGTTCTATATCGGCTAATATTTCTGTAATACCTTCTTTAGGTAATTTTTCAAACCCATCTATATTATATCTATCTCTTAAAATATTATTTATTTTAGTTCTGTAACCTTGTTGGGTTCTATATTGTGTTGGATTAACGTTTTCTTGCATAAAGGCATCTTTGACTTTTTGAAACATTATTTCGCCTTCATCTGATACATCATATTCTTCTATAGCCGTATCAGCATAACCCCTTTCCATATCTTTTACTTCACCTGTTTCGGGGTCTGTATATTGACGAGGTTTATTTGCTCCAATTGCTTGTTGTTCCTGTCGGAACTTAACTCTCTCTGCAATCTTCTTTTGTCTCTCTGCAATACGTTCTTTTTCTTCCGCCTCTTTCTGTTGTTGTGGATTTTCATATCCACCATATACTCTTTCATTTCTTCTTTTAACTGCATCTTTCCAACTTTCTTTAGTCTCATCCCCCATTGCTCGCAAATTTTTCTTTGCTTCCCTTACTGCTCCCTTTGGATTTGCTATGGCTTGTTGGCCTGTTTGAAAAACCTTTTTTCCTGCATCTAAAACATTCTTTCCTGCTTCCATCAATGTATCTTTTTCTTCTTTTAAACCCTGTTTAATATTTTTTGCTCCTTGTACTAATTCTCTACCTGTTGCGGTATCTGCTACTGCTGCTTTTGCTCCACTTGCAAGTTGTATTGCTTGACCCATTCTACCTTGAGGTAAACTTGCTCCAACTGCTCTTTGTGCTTGTTGTCCTCTGTTTGCACTTGCTTGACCTAAAGCCTGTTGCATTTGTGCATTTCTTTGAGCGAGTAGCCTATCCTGTTCTTTTTTTTTATTAGGGTCAGGTTGCGGAGGTTGAAATTCTGATAATGTAGTTTGTCTTGTTTGTTTTACAATAGTGGAAAACCATTTATTTAATTTAGCATCATCTTCTACTTCAGGGTCTACAGGAAATTCTTCTTCTCCTGTTGGATTTGGATTAGTAGGAGTTTGAGGAGGAACTGCCATACCTGCTTGTTGAGCCATAGGGTCTAATGGTAATCCTGTTGTTGGGTCAACCATAGGTTCTTCCATTGGTGGTTGCTCCATTGGTGGTTGTTGTAATTCCGGTTGTTTCAATACTTTTTCCCAATTCATACTTTCACCTTCATTATAGTTCTCCAATCTGTAGGTTCTACATTTGCACTAGTTCTAACAGTATCTTTAGGTTCTTCCTTTTTAGGTTCTTCTTTTACAGGAGGTTTCCATCCTGCTAATATTGCCATATTTTTCATTTGCCCTCTAGACATCTTAATGTAAACTTCTTCAATCTCATTTGGAATTTTCAAATCTGATTCTATTTGACGTAACACATTTTGATGTTGTTTGGTTGTTAGATTTATTGGAGTGTTCCTAATTATTCTTGCTGCTTTATCTGTACTAAAATTACCCGCAGGAGTTGTAAATTCATCATCTCTAGCAAATGCAGTAAACATAGATTTGATTTCAGGGATTTTTAATGCGGCTGCTCCACTACCTCTTCCTTGAATTGGAATAGGTGTATCCTTCCTAAATGATAATCCTAAATTAGCAAATGATTCAATTGCATCTTTTACAACTTGCTGTAAACCTTTTGATTCCTTTCCGAGAATTTTATCTTCTCCAAACAAGGCTTGCCACATAGGAGGTCTTGCTGAACCATCATCTTGATATGAATACCAACTTTTGTCAACCGCAGTTAATTTAGTACCTTTGAATTCATTTCTATATTCTACATAATCTTCTGTTAAATAGTGACCATATACATTTCTTCTTTCTAAAACCTCTCCTGTTTCATCATCCCAATTAAGAGGTTCTTCAAATACAATGTTAGCAGGATTAGCAGGACTGTTTGGTTTTTTATATTCTTCCAACAAATTATCTAAGTTCTTCAATAAATCTAATTGGCCTTTATCTATTTGTCTACCACCCTTCAAACTAAATATTTTTCTCAATTCTCTATCAATGTATGTCCAACCTCTATCACTCATTGGCCCACTATTTCCTGCAATTCGACCTAACTTACCCATACCTACAATTAAACCTAATAAACTCTTTTTGGTTTTAGCAACACCAATTGCTCTACCTCTTAAACCGGAACAAGTTCTTCTCCATATCTTATAATTCTCTGCAAACGATTTAAAATCTCTAGTTGCAGTAGCCTTATACTTTCCAAAGGTAAAAGTTACTTCATCTTTCTTTACACCTTTAGTCACAAGAACACCTCTTTTTATCTTCACACTTCTTACAGTAACGCCTCAAAGTAACTCTTTTTGCCTTACCACCAACGGCTTCATTATTAAATAAATCAGACGTTCCAGTGCTAGTTGTAGTAACTGCTCCTTCACCACGAATAACAGTAAACCAACTTGCTTGATTATCTGTTTGAGTAAAGTCGAGACTACTCATATGTTTCTCCCCGACTATAACCTAACTAATTATCATATCTGTTCTAAGAACCTTTTCTCCACTTCTTGTTTTTCTTTTCTTTTGTTTTACTAGGACTCCATTTAACCTTATTAGCCCAATAAGCACCGGAGAATTTTCCTCTCTTTATATTTTTAGCATGTCTTGATTTAAACGCTTTTCTTTGTCCAGCAGTTTGATTAGTTTTAACTCCCTTTTGACCGAACCTAATAGTCTTAACTTTGTCACCATCTTTCACAACAACAATGTGAGATTTACTCTTATGGTCAGGAGTTCTTTTTGGTTTACTAAAACCACTTACACCTGCTCTCTTTAATGCAGGATGTTTCTTAGATTTTTTCTTTTTAACAACTTCAAACCAATCTAAACTTTTATTCATCTTATCTTTATATTTATGTTCAAAAAGATAATCAGAAGCATCATCAACAGAAGACCACTCATGTTCAGTTAAATCAAACTCTTCAACTATTTCTTCTAATTCGTCAATAGCATCATCAACATCGCCTTCATCTTTGTTAATTGAATCAAACCAAGTCATTCTTTCATCCCTTCTTTCATATAAAATTCTAAATCTTTCTTAAGGGCGTTTTCACGTTCTTTTAAATCTTTAAACAATGGAGATAATATTTGTCTTGCAGTATTTCTTGCATCTTCTCTATTAAGACCTGCATTAACCATTCCATCAGCAATTTCTTCTGCATCATTTACTAACTTTTCTCTTGTTTGTTGAATCTTTTCTATAAGACCTAAAGTTTCACTATACAGTGTTTGTGCTAACTTATTGTTTTCATTCTTAAAGAGGTCAAACCATTCCATGTTAATCTCGCCTCATTTGATTCTCTTTTGATTTTACATCTTTAGTTATTGGGCCACCTTTAGCCCATGTATAACAAGTTCTTGCTGAATGACATTTGAAATCATGCATCCAACAATAGCCTAATCTTCCATCATCATCAGTAGACAATGGCATACAATCGTCCATTCTAGGAGATATATCAAAAGCAATACAATTACTACAATTAGATTTCTTTGCTACATCAGCAGTAGTATTCCACTTCTTTGCATATTCTTCCCAATACTCTTCATCATCAAGATTTAGTGGGCCATATTTAATATTTGGATTCTTAATTGCGTCATCTCTATTCTCTGTGTTAACCATTAGGTCTTGTGTTGCTATAGGACAAGATAATTCTTTCAAAATTATATGCCAACTCATAATCCTTCAACCCTCTTATACTTCTTCTTTGCAGATTTGCCTCTAGGAACATGTTGTTTGCCTTTTTTCGTTCCTTCTCTCTTTTTTCGATTTTCATACGCCTTTTCAGACGGTGTTAACGAATCTCTAACAGCCTTTGGAGCATATCTTCCCTTCTTTTTGGATTTAGGAGAAATATAATCCCATTTTTCCCTCGTCCACTCTGTTAACGCTCTTTGACCCTCTTTTTTAGCCTTCAACATACTAAACCATTCAGTCACGATAGCCCCCTCCTGCCTTTTTATACGCTCTAGCCAACATTTGAGCCTTTCGAGCAGACCATTGACCTGCATTTCCACCTTTGCTCCCTGCTTTTATCCTATTGAAGATTCTTTTACGCATAGTTGGCTTCGTATAATTTCCAGCCCTATTAACAGTCGACTTTTTCTTCTTTTTTAGAACAGTGAACCACTCCATCGTCTAAATCAGCCTCCGTTAATCCAAACCATCCTAAAAATGCCTCCCTCATAGGCTTATCGGTAATAAAACCCCTAACCATTTAAACCACTCTTGTCCTCTTACTAAAAATTCGCACAACTTTAAGACAAAATACAACAAAACGAACAATCAATCCTTTCTTTCCGAAAAAATATATGGCGAAATTTTTTATACCACTCTTTTTTGAAAATTGAGGTGACATTTTTTTACCACTAGCCGATTATTTTTTTTCCTTTTTGTTCTATTCCCAGTTTAAAAATTGTTATTATAGCCCGAAAATTTTTTTATTTCTATAAGCACGTTAAAAAAAATCTTTTTTATTATATGATTTGTATAGTGGCAAAAAACTATAGGCACATTAATTCAAAAGACTTTTTTTATGTCGAAATGAACGCTTTAAATTAATATTGTGATTAAAAAATGCAAAAATCTATAGAAAAAAACAAATTTTAATTAAAAATAAGAAAAAAAATTTTTGACTACAAAGCCATATGGTTGGGTACTTTGTCACCAAACCTTGAAGGGTTTTTACACCCAACAATTTTAAATAAAGTTTTCAAAACCTACTTCTTCATACCACAATGGTTCTTCGCCCCACTGTTTACACCATTTCTTTAATTCATCTTGATGATTAAAATAACACATACGGCTTATATCATGTCTATGAATATGTTCGCCTGTTGTATTTGGTTCATCAAAAACCTCATTATGTATTTTCCAAATAGGTTTAATGACTACATCTTCAGCATGGCTCTTATTGCCATATTGAAATGGATGAACCGATATTAAGTTCATATGTAAATTATATACTCTAGCACTAAAATATGGATTACCATTTGTTCTATCATACCAATGTTTAACTTCAATAATATATTTTATAGGTTCTCTACTCATTCTTAAACTCACCTTCCCATCCACAATCTTCACACCATGCACAATCAATAGTACCTAAATAAGCACCTGTAATTGTCACTACTTCATTACATCCTTCACATTCCATATCGTATTCCATTTATTCTTCCTCCTGTTTTAAATCATTCTTAGCATTCCGTACCATTTGTATAATATCGGGAGCACATTCAGATGAAGTATGATTGATAGATTCAAACTTACAATCAATAATATGGTCATCAACCATCTCTTGATTAAACATACTGACTAAAGCACGTTCAACTTTATATTGTATTAGTGCCATTAATTCAAGAGGTACATTAACGAGTCTTCTTTCAATAGCATCTTTACGTGCTACTTTAGGACTATCCCATGATATAATGAATTCAAGTGCTGATGTTCTAGACTTCAGATGAAAATTAACTTTAACAAAAACATCATCATCTAATTGAAAGCGAACTAAACTCCAATCAATATCATTAAACAAATCACTTTCTAATATTTCTGTTTCCTCTGTTTCATCATTCCATTGAGAAAGAAGAAGCCTTTCTCCTCTTGGAGATTTTAATGCTTCTGAAGTTTCAATAGTTGTTGTTTTGTTAATTGGAAATAAACCTTCATCAGGAAATACCTTCATTAATTGTTGTTGTGCTCTCTTGGCATCATAATTATATTCAAATGTTAAACCATTTTTAACACCGTTAATGTCTATACCATATTCTAAATATTCTGTTTCATCTGTTTGCATTCCTTGTGTATTTTGCACTATGCGATTATCATAAACAGCAGCACAATAAAGACCTTCTCTTTGAAAGAAGGAATTTAGTATTCCATAATCGCGGGTATTTATCTCTATGTTGTATTCTATATTATATCTTCTTGTGTAAAGCATATTCCATGTTTCAAAAAATAAGATATAAGGTCTTGCGACAAAGTACAATACCATATGGTTGGTGATACTTTGTGGAACTAAAACCCCGAAGGGAATTAGGCAGATGCAGCAGCCAATTTTATCATGTATTCTGCCCTTTTTGTCTCCCATTCTAATTGCTTAGTTCTAGGATAAGGGCTTTTACGGGCTAATTGTAGGCATTGATATTGATATCGGCTTAATTTACCGATACCATAGCCTAACATTTCTTGTTCCTTTCTAAGGCTAATAATAGCCATAGGAACATACATAGGATTCTTTGTTTCCAATGCTTTTGCCTTTTCTTCCTTAGTGGAATATCTGTCAACATCATCCCATGTAATATTCTTGCTTTCCATTCTAATCTTGTTTATCATTTTGTTTAATTCTGCTTTCGCTTTTGCCTTTTCTTCTTTAGTCTTAAAGTTCATACATCTCAACCTCCTTTTCTGCTAATCTTGCTATACATTGTAGCCTAGAACCTGAAACAGGTAGGCCATATTGTTTCAATCTTATTTTTATTTCCGCCGTTGTATCATGGTTGAACAACGCTACTATGCTTTCACTTATTTGTATGTCATTTGATGAATCCCAGTTGAACTCATTTGTTATATCTCCTTGCATGTTCTAGGTTTCGTATTAGTAATATAAGGTAATACTCAAAGTTTCTTACCATATGGTAGTGTAACTTTGTGGAGCACCCTAATAAAAAAAGGAGAAGTTGTGAGGAGAACCAAATTAATGATTCTCCCCACTTTTTGAAGAGTTCCCGCCGGAGAGATGCGAACTAAACTAGTTAGCCTCCTGTAAGAAACCAACTAGAGAAGTTGCTTCTCCATCCCAACCTTTCTTAGTGGCTGAGATAGCATTTCTCTTCATTTGTGCTTGCAAATAATCTGCAAACGCTTTGCCATTCTCGAAAACTACTTCTTCACTTCTTCCGTGAGGTAGTAATAATCCTTGAATAGCGGGATTACTATCAAATATAGCAGCAAACGCCGAAACGTCATTTTGAGCAACTGCTAAAGTTGCTGATGCTACAGTATTCAATGCTGAACTTCGGCGACCAATAGGAGCACCTTCAACATCTTCTAATATGCTTTTTATGGCAGAGGAGAATTTTGTTTGACGGCTTGCGTCATTATCTCCCTTAGTTAGCATAGTTGATACAGATGTAACCATCCAATCCTCTACATTACCATTATCCATAAATGTCGTTATTTCATTTTTCCATTCATTCCAATTTTTCATTTCACTCATATATATCACTCTCTCTATTTTACTTCTCTCCA